AAAGGAATGGCAGAAGCTAATAATATTAAAATTAGATGGGGTGGAGATTGGGATAATGACAATGATTTTAATGACCAGACTTTTGATGATCTAATTCATTTTGAATTAATAGGGGTTTAATTATGAATAGTTTTATTGCCGGTATTATAAATTTCATTGAAGACGATAGAGGGTCTAAATCTTCTAAAAGAATAGCTGGTTTATTCCTAATCTCTTCTGGTGGTTTTTCTAAGTTGGCTCTTATTGCTTATGGTGCCAAGATTAAATTATTAACAAAGTTTACGCTTTATGATAAGATTGATGCATCAGCAGACACTATGTTGTGGGCTGGTGTAGCTTTACTTACCGGAGCAATGATAGAAAAATTTAGGAAGAAAGATGATAAATAAAATACTAGCTGCCTTTGGCGCAATAGGTGCAATATTATTATTTTTTGCAGGTAAACAAAATGAAAAAAATAAACAAACTAAAAGAGCTATTGAATCTGTCAAAGCTGCTAAGAAAGTGCAGAGCGATATTGATACTATGTCTAGTAGCAATAAGCGTAAGCGCATGCACAAAAAATATTCTAGGTTTGGGAAATCCAAATCTTAAATATTCTGACGTACTAAAATGCGTTATAATGACAGATGAAGAAATAGATTTTATATCAGATCAAACTTTAGATATGATTTTATATAATAACGAATTAATCTGTGAGGATGAATAAGTTTACTAGTGATCTCATTGTTAAATCATATAATGAAACTAAATGGCAGTTAACCGAAGAGTTTTATTTTTACTTTGAAGAACACGGTAAACGAATTAATGTTGTAGTACCAAAAGGTTTTATAACTGACTTTGCGTCAGTACCGAGAATATTATGGTCAATATTACCACCAACTGGTAGATATACTAAGGCCGCAGTATTACACGACTATCTATATTCTAATAGTTCTAAACTAAAAACAAATAGAAAACAGTGTGATAAAATGTTTTTAAAAGGTATGGAAGTGCTAGGCGTTAAACGTTGGGTACGAAATACCATTTATAGAGCCGTAAGAATATTTGGTAATAAATATTATAAAAAGGGTTAGCTCTCTTTATTAATTGCATAATACAACAATGCTATTGCATCTGCCTCATTATCATCTTTTGGATTATGCCCTAATTCTTGAACCGCCTTTATTACCTTTTCCTTATTGGCATTGCCTTTTCCAGTTATGTGCTTCTTAATGGTGCCTACTGCTACACCCTCATAAGGAATTTTATTATCTTCACAGAACATAGTTAACGCAGCTTTGAATCCGCCATAACAATGTGCGGCATCAACACCAATATGTTTTCTCACCTCTTCAAAATAAATTACACCTATACCTAGTAATGAACTATTGTGGATTTCTTGTAGGTAGTTTCTAAAATTAACAAACCTTCTGTCGGCACTTTGAAAACGAGTAGCTTTGAAGTTTTCGCTATAAGATACCATTCCTAATTCTGTGCGTTTGGTAGTCATAGCAAAACCTGTTGTCGTGCCTAAGTCTAAGGCCAATATTATTTTAGTCATTTTCTAGTTCTTCAATTAATTTATCTAAGTACCACTTAGCTTTTTTTAAATCTTCTACTTTATTTTTATGGTCAGCTCGTGAGACATATTTTATTATGTTACCTTTGCAAAAGCCAGCTAATTGTGATGGCGATAGTTTTGCTTTAATATAGTCAAAGGTTTCTATACCACCAAACTTATAGTGATCTGGGTTTATTTTTTCGTTAAACATTTTTTTAACTTCCACCAATTAATTAATAAATATAGTTCATCATCAGTTAATATAAAATAGTCGTCCATAATATTATTTTTTATAGTTAATACCTTCCCAACCTTCCGCAGCTACGGGGCAATCTTTAGCCCAGTTGGGTGTTGCTGCCATGAGATTACAAAATCTTTCTAAAGGATTTTGTAAAGCTGTTTGCTGTGGTACTTCTGCGATCAATTCGTCATGTACGGATAGAACAATATTGAAACCTTCATTTTCTATGCGTAACATTGCTTCGGCCATCAAGTCCCTTGCCACTGCTTGGGTTATATTCTCCACCAGCTTACCGCCGTATGTACCATTACGAAACGCCTTACCCATCTTTTCAGCTAAATAAGTTAGTTCAGGAGACTCACCCCAATCATATCTTTTTATTTTTAATTCAGGTTTATAATAATGTAAACAGCGACCACTTGGTAATTGACACTTTAAGAAATCATCTTGCATAAACCAAATAGTTTTACCACATTCTACACGATTACCAGTTCTCACCGCTGTGTGTGCTGCTTTCTCTTGATCGTACCAAAGTTGCCTAACATGGTGGTAGGTCTGGCGATAAGTATTAATAGCTGTTTTAGCCAAGCCTTCATGTACTTTAATCCCCCAGCTTAAACAAGTCTCATAGAATTTAGGTGCGCCCATTCCGTAGCCTGCGCCAAGTATAGCAGCTTTACCTAACTGTCTTTGTTCTGCGGTTACGTCCTTAACATCTACTCTATAAATATTAGAGGCCATATCTTTGTACAAGTCCTCACCGTTTCTAAATTGATTTAGCATTTTCTCACTACCTGCAAGCCAACCGAGAACTCTAGCCTCAATAGCTGCAAAGTCAGCAACTAATAGTTTCTTACCTTGTGGTGCGCATACCATACCTCTTATAGCTGACGACATAAAACCCATTACATCATCGGTTAACATCTCAATACTTGATGCGCTACCTTGCTTAATTAGCTTGATAGCAGTAGCCATATCTTTAATACTACCTCTTGGCAAGTTTTGGAATTGCACCAACTTACCAGACCATCTACCAGTTGAAGCACCGTGATACATAAGCACATCACGGATTCTACCATCTGGTGCAGTAGAGTTTTTCATTGCTTCATATTTAGCCGTAGAGGTTTTACTTAATGCTTGGCGTATCTCTAATACTCTTTTAACCTTAGCGTCCTTAACAGTTTTTAAAGCCTGTTCTACATCTGCTTTAGTAAGCCCCGGTAATTCTTCGCCACGTTCTTTACACCATTCAAGGATTCTAGCTCGTTGGCCAACAGTAGTTATCTTACCTTCGGTTAATATAGCTAATTCTTTTTCTAGTTTTTCTGAATACTCACCTAATATCTTTAGTGATTTATTGACAGCATCTATATCTATATGGACACCACGCTCGTTAATCTTTTGGTCTAACTGCCAAACTTTTAATTCTCTATTTGGTAGGCCACCTAGTTTGTTTGCTATTGCATATTCTGCTTCAACATCTGATTTGCAATAGTCGTATAATGTTTGGAATTTTTCTTGGTATTCTTCTTGTTCATAAAACCCTCCTACTCTTGGTCTAGGTTTTGATAGCTGTAGCATAACTCTTTTACCTTCGTCATCTTTAATAGTTGAAAGGCCAAGTATCTTACCGGCACCACCTAATGATCTAGGTAATGCGTGGTATGCTGCAACACTAGCGGAGCAACGCCATTGCTCTGGTTTAATCTCTGGCCAACCATATCGTTTAACCATAATGTTATGCCAGATAGCTTTTTCAAAGAAAGCGTTGTGGGCTTCTACTAATACCCCCTTACTAATTTGTCTTGCTAACACATCCATCTTTAGGTGGTCTTGGTGATCTACACTTAAAGCATCCATGTTATTAAATAGCATGACAGGGCTATCATCAAACTTCACGGCTAAACAAAGTATCTCGGTACTTGAGTCTAACGAGTAGACCCAAGCACCGGACTTCTTTATATCAACCTCTGATCTTGTTTCAAAGTCAATATAGATCATTACCCTAGCAAGTTTGAAGATTGATAATTATCTGGGTTGTCAGCTTCATCATCAATAACATCAAACTCGTCTGCTGCTGATACTCTAGCTGCGCCGAAGGCTTCACCATCTTTAACTTTTTGTACGTTGTTAAGAGATAAAGAAACACCAGAGTTACCTTGAAATTTTGACCCTTCTTTTGGATAAGCAAAAGCATTAACACTGGCTCTTATGAAACAACCACCGTATATTTCTTCTTCGGTTAAGATGTCTTGATTTTGAGAATCAACTACACCCGGCTTACGAGTGTTCTTAACAGTGATGAAGAAACAGCCGTGATATTCTGGGCCATAAGGTTCACCATTCCTTTTAGTACCATCACCGTCCTTGATTGGATTGTGAAGTACCTGTGGTACTTTCGTACCCCATCTATTTTTAATGGTTTGATCTATTATACTTTTTAGTTTTGTTAGATCAGTTTTCTTATCAAACAAAATATCAACTGAATATTCGGACTTGCCGGACATCTCGTTTAATTTAGGTTTCATAAGGTTAGGGAAAGACGCTCTTCCTACGGGAGTAATTACTTTATTAGTCATGTCATTACGTGTTATTAAGTTAATAAAAAATTTAGCCTTCAATGACATCAAAGTCACTTCGGGCAGACGATTCTACTTCCGGCCTCTTATCACTAACAGGCACGATAGTATTACCGTTATCTGGGGTTTCGCATAGCGAAGCCACCAAATTCTTGTCAACTTTCTTCTTCTCTATTTGAGCAGGAGAAAGTAATTTTAGTTCTGAATATATTAAGCCAATACCAATGTCGCCGGGGTGAACACCCATTGCGTCTCTTAGTTTTCTGACTATCATATCTTGATTACCAAACCATTTACGATTAGCTCTTTTCTTAACGAGCTTGTAACCATCTATAGATTGGCCACGTTCTAATTCATTGAACGCATAAGACTCTACAGCTTTTAACCATGAAGATATTACCGGTGCAAAATCTAAAACCTTTTTAATATCTACCGGTTTCAAACTGTCTGGTTCTGGTAATATTATCTCTTCGTCTTTAAATTCTGCTTTAGCAACTTCTTGCAAACCTTCTATAAACTTGGGGCATATTGTTTGAGCAGGGCAAAACCTACACCATTCACCCCTATTTAAATCACCAGTTATTACCTTCTCTTGCTTAAAGTGCTTGGGGTCTAGGTAAACTGTTGTAGTTTCTTTTTGACAAGCTTCAACCCCTTTCTTTAAAACCTTAGCAAACTTATCAAGGTACCCAACAGTAGTTACCCAAGATTTAATTGGTTCACCTGCTGCTCTTGGCTGAAAGATAGTTAGTTTAATCTGGCTATCTGGGTGTAAATCTTGTACATTAGCAGCACCTAAACCATAATATGCTAGCTGTGTATTTTCCTCTGGGCTTACTGCAATACCAGCGCCGTGTTTGTAATCAATAACTTCAAGCATGCCAAGCATATCACTATACACACATGCGTCATTAGTACCAAACATTTCGTCATGCACGAAAGCTAAACTAAATTGAGTTTCAATAAATAGTTCACCTAGCTTTGCTCTGCTCCTTACATAATCTACATAAACTGTAACCGCTTCAACCATATCTTCATTGACAAAGTATTTACTTCCATCGTCTAAAGTTATTTCTTGGTCAACATAATCACTAGGGTTATTATTGTTCATTAAACATAACTCACCTAATTTGTGAGCTGCGGTACCTTCTTGAGCATAGACACTTGACGGTTGCGGTGGTACTGTCTCGGATAGCTTAACACTACCCGGACAGTTTAACCATCTATTAGCTGATGAAGCGCCGTATTTTGAATGTGCTTGAGGCATGATACTACGCTATTTTGTTTAATAATTCTGGGTACTTTTCTTGAGGTACCGCTGGAAAGTTTGTATAACCACCTAGTTC